TTTATTTAACCATCTTCCAAATAATGTAAATATGATTGCTATGCAACTTATTACAAAGAGCCATCCTATTGTGTGTGATAAGAGCTCAATCATCTCACAACTCTCCTAATGCGTGCAAATCTTTCTGGCACCACCCTTCGCATATTGCACTCATCACAACACCTACCGTCTACTAATGGTTATGCATTGTTGCCTTGATCCCAGACTACCTTGCCTCTACTGTCTTTCATAGGTTTAATGTATCCATTGCAGATACAACACCTTACTCTATCTAGTTCAGTTATCTTCATGTTCCATGTTCTCAAAGATGTGCTTGATAACTGCAACTGTCCAACCATTACCGAGCATCTTATATCTTTGTGTGTTTGATACATGATCTGTGTAGTTATCTGGGACTGTTTGCAGTCTTTCGCACTCTAAAGGAGTTAGTTTTCGCCAATGTAGTTCATCAACACTATCCCATTCATGTCTATCATAAGATCCTCTACCTCCAGATCTAACTGTTTTAGACTTTTCTCTTATCGGAGATATAACCAGGCTATCCTTATTGACTGTAGTTATAGCGTTTGACTTATCATCTTTGCGTAATTCAAGCATCTGTGTTGTTTGATTGGCAACAGAACTACCATCACGATCCTTTCTTTTACCATCTTTATCATAGGCTCTACCGCGAAATGCACCACCAGTGACTACCTTTGGCTCACGATTACCACCTTGACAAGTGTTTACTGTCGGTGATTTACCATCAGGACTATAGACTCGTTTGAGTATGTCATGTCCATTTATGTCTGTTGCTATGCCTATTTGCTTGGGTTTAGTCTCTATATATTGTTCGGTATTACTTGCTGTAATTGTCGGAGACTTACCATCTTCGCTGTAAACTCTTTGTTTTGTTTCATAAACACCATCACGATAAACAAACTCCATTACCTCTTTATCAAAGATATCTGTCTTTATGCCTAATACTTCCTTTAGTTTAAGCCATATATTGTCGCCAGGTATTGAGAAGCTAGTGTCAGTTCTAAACCAATGCTCAACCTTTGTGACTGGCATATTAGTTTCTTCAGCTATCTGTTTGTTTGTTTTACCAGACTCTTTCTTCATCTCTCTTAATAGATGTTGTAGACCAGATATGTTGACTTCATGCTTTCTAACCTTTACTTCTTCTACATTCATACCTACTTTAATTGGCTTATTCACCAACTGTCTTCGGTGTTTCTTTTTATATTGTTCAACACTTGCACCTTTAAAATAGTTTGCATCTATACAATGTGATTTATCCCTTTCACTATCAAAGTTATCCTCTAGTATGTCTCTTAAAACTATGCCTTTATCTTCTGGTTGCTTAATTCCTGGTATGTTAGTCCAATAATATCTTTGTCTTGATTGAGCTGAGACTAACGAGCTGTTAATAAATATTGGTTCTATTCCGAAAGGGATCTCTGGATAACACTCTGATACTTGCTCAGATATGACTTGTAAGAACTCTTTTTTCATTCTTACATTCTCTAATAGGAAATATTTTGGTTTGATTTCTTTAAGTAATCGTATGAACTCAAAGAACAATGCAGATCTAGGATCATCAAAAGCAAGTTGTTTACCAGCAAAACTAAATCCCTGGCAAGGAGATCCGGCTAATATTAAATCTATGTCCTTGTAATCTTTTGGATCTAAGTTGCAGATATCCCCCACTTGCTCTATGTCTGGATAGTTAGCTTGGCTAACCTGGATAGCATACTTGTCTACCTCACTTGCATAATATTTGTCTACAGGTATGCCAAGTTGATCCAATGCAATACGACCACAAGACATACCATCAAACAGACTTAGTACCTTCATACCATAGACTCTTGTCTATTGTCTTCATCATAAAAGTATATAAGTTCGCCCTGGGGATCCATACTACCCATACCAACATTAATAATATGGTATTTCTTGTATGCTGATAGAACTGAATCAACTTTTTTATCGTTGTAGTCATCTACAGCTTGTTCATAGGAAAGTCTCATCATTGTATAAAGATTGTTTGATTTACTCATTATTTTACCTCTCTTTGTTTCTTTATGTAATTTACTTTGTTACGCATAGTAGACATTATACATAAATTATTATAATATACAAAGTATACACATAGAGGAGTAAATTATGAGTAAAAAAGAAGTAAACGTAACTGATATCTTAGATGAGGTTATCGGTATTACAAATCCATCTAAGGAAGACTTAGAGAAACAAATAGAACAAGATAAAATTAACTACCTTGTTTGGCAATGTGGTGTTGCTATTAAAGAACTGCAAACAGCAGTAGATGATATTGTTAAATCTAAGGAGGCATCATGAAAGTACCAGATATGTTAGAAGACTATCCTCACAAACAGATTGGAGATGCTATCTACTTTCCACACTTAGACAACCAGGTTTATCATAACGGTCCTGGTATATCTTCATCTAATATAAGAAGGTTTAGTCAGAGTCAACTTCATGCACTTGAAGAAGTTATTGAACCAACTTCAGCTATGAACTTTGGATCTGCTGCTCATTCATTAATTGTAGAAGGAGAGGGTGCATTCTTTACAGATGTTGTTTGCATAAATGGATCTCCATACACCAATGCAAATAAATTATTAAAACAAGAAAGTCTTGATAAAGGCTTAACTGTTATTAATGAAAAAGAAAAAGATACTATTTACAGTATGAAAGGTAGCTTAGTACCTGAATCAAGTGCTTATCTAAATCCAGATAAAGACTTTCCCCAGGTTTTAGATTCACCTTATGAAGTATCACTATATTGGTATGAACAAGGTTTGCTTTGTAAAACTAGAGCAGATGTTGTTTTAAATCCTTTTGATATGCCACAAGCAAATAACTCCGTAGTGCTTGTAGATTATAAGACTACTAGCGATTGTTCTGTCAGGGGCTTTACAAACTCTGTTAGACGATATTCTTATGATCTTCAAGCAGCATGGTATAAACGTGGCTTTGAAGCAGCAGGTTTCCAGGTGCATGACTTTGTGTTTGTAGCACAGGAAAAGAAAGTGCCCTTTGCAAACAAAGTATTTAAGATGAACCATACCGATATGGAAGTAGGTTGGAACTATCTAAGTGATTATTTAGAAGACTACAACAAAGTATTAAATGGTCAACCAGCAACAATATATAACAGTCCTAATGTTGTAGAGCTTGATACTGGTAATTTTTACAGGGAGGAATAGCATGCCAAAGTTAAAATTTGAAAGTGGTAAAAATACACAATTAGTTACTTTTAAAGTAGACCCAGAAACAAATAAAAAACTTACCGCAATAAGAACTTTTTATTCCAAAGAGGCTAGAAGAAAAGTTACTACAGGTGAGATAGTTAAACAGCTTATAGCTTTACATCATGGAGAAATACTATGAGGTTTTGGAGAAAAGTTCACAACATAATAGATAGAGCTTGGCGACACACTTACGCTTCTATTATGTATTACTTCGATAGTCGCAAAGACGAAGTAGATATTGACTGGTTAAATATGCACAATGATATAATGGAGGATAAAAAAAATGACAGATAATGTAAACCACCCGGCACACTACCGAACAGGATCCGTTGAATGTATAGATGCAATTAAGGCCGCTTTGTCTAGAGAAGAGTTTAAAGGCTACCTGAAAGCTGCAGCTATTAAATATATTTGGAGAGAAGATCATAAAGGTAGAAACATAGAGGATCTTAAAAAGTCTGTATGGTATCTTAATCGTTTGATCAAAGAACTAGAGGAGCAGTAATGGATATGAGTTTCTATGCTGTATTGTGCATAATGTTGCTAATGATTTACGCTTTAGTACAAAACAAATAAAAAAGGGGCTTTATGCCCCTTCTTCATATACCACCATTTAGAAAGGTGGGATAGCTTCTTTCGGAGGACTCATGTCAGCGTCAGCTTCTGGCAAATATAATCGGATCTTAGTCTTCTTAGTATTTACCACTCCATTGTCTCCTTCAAACTGATCTTCAATCTGTTCAGTCTTTAACACCAGTCTTTTACCAACAAAGTCGCTATGGTTCTCTGGATACTTCTTAAAGCCAACAGCCTTCGTAAGCCTGGTAAATATTTCCGTGCTTATTCTTTTGTTGTCTTCGTTAGTAGCCCAAAGGTTATACCATTCATTATGATCACGATACTTACCGCCATCTAATTGAAATGTGACCTTTAGCGTATGATTACCTGCTTTAGACTTGTATTTGTCTGTAGCAATAACCTTTGCGTTATGTTCTCCATCTGGAGCAAGAGGGACACCACCACCTGATGATAATTCCTCTAAGTTATCAAAAAATTCTACATCACCGAAATCAGACATTTGCTTCTCCTATATTGTCGTTAGTTAATGTAAACCCTAACTTTTCAATTAAGGCTGTTATGTTTGGCTTCTCAAAAGCCTCCAGCTTTCCACTACGATCTTTAGCTTTATAGCCTTGACCATACGTAGTTTGTAGCCATCTAGTTTGGACATTTTTACCGTCCTCGTCTTGGTCTTCAATGATGCGAAGTGCAAGAACTTCATCAAAGAAGTATGTGATTGATTCTCCTAATTTAGTCCCGACCATTTTAGGTGCGTGTCTTAATACGCCATCATCATTAACCACATCTTCTTTACAAAGAAATAATACATGCATATTTAGATCTCTAAATGCACGCATTAAATTTGTTACAGATTCCTGGACATTACCGTATGCCATACGTGGATCTTTGCTACGAGACTTCTCCCATGTTAATAAGATCTCACTTATTTCCGATACTGAATCTAAACAAACTGTATCGTATTGTAATGCTCCAGACTTCAAAGCATTGTGAAGTTCCATAACTTCTGATGCTTCTTTAACTTCAATAGCCTCAACATTGTTTGCATCTTTAATAGATAACAAACCAGCTTCAGCACTTATAACAAGTACCTTACCTGGTGCGGTTTTAGCTAATGTAGTTTTCCCTGCTCCAGCCATACCATATACCAAGATTTTTGCACCTTGGTTCTGTACTAACTTTTGCGGAGATACTATTCTATTTTGTATTTCCATATCTACTTCTCCTGTAGTAATAAATTTAACTTGCATATTATATAACACATAGATACAATATGTAAAATATTATTTTTACATTATGTTGAAAAGGAGAAGTAAATGGACAGCATCAATAAAAAAGACCAGACCTGGCAAGCGAATTATTATTTTAGGACAAAGACATTAGCAACTAGAAAACTTAAGGAATTTGAAACAATGGGAATCAAACCAAACCACACCGATAGGAAGGTTAAGAAATATTCATTAAGAGATTACATAGAGTTTTTAGGACAAAAGAAAGCTGCGATAGAGTTTGATTGTTCTGAAGCTTCATGTAAGTCTTGGAGATACGGATATAGACAACCGACTATTAATCAAGCAAAACAAATCATAAGAGCAACTGATGGTAGATTAGATTATGAATCCATTTATGGATCTATATCTGAAATCCTAGACACAGAAGCTTAGTGTGTTTCAGCTTAATATAACTGAGGACGACACATCCTTAGAGCAAGCACTTGCCTATTATGATGAAGGATATAATGTTGTACCTTTACAAAGATCCAATAAAAAGCCACCATCTTTTCTAGGTAGTTGGGAGCAATATAAACAGTCAAGACCTGAAAGAAGCCTTGTAGAATCATGGTTTAAGGGCAGGGACAATTTACAGGTTGCACTTGTCTGTGGTAAGTTTGTGGTCGTTGATGCTGACTCGCCAGAGGCTATGGATTGGGTAGAAAAGAATATGCCTGCCTGTCCATTTAAAGTTATTACTGGTAAAGGTATGCACTACTATTACAATAATCCAGAGAACTACACTACCTTTGCTACAAGAAGAACTAATGACACTCCTATTGAAAGACTAATAGATATTAGAGGAGTTGGTGGATTAATTATAGCACCCTGGAACAGGCACGCTAATGGTCAAGTATATAAACCTGTTACCTTCCCGGATTGGAAGATATATGATCACAATGATTTACCAGACTTTACAGAGGTTGAGTTTCAAAAGATTACTGGCGTTCCAAAGACAGACACAGGAGTACAAACTGCACCCTTTTTATTAGATGGTGTATTAGAAGGATCTAGAAATGATGGAGCTGCTAGAATTGCAGGCTATCTAATATCTAAAAGTGTCAATATAGAATTTGTCAAGATCTTTCTACAAAACTGGAACAAAAATAATAATCCACCCTTACCACAAACAGAGATAGATGGCGTAGTAGAGAGCGTCAAAA